ATGGCTAAGAAGAAATTCCAACTGGACGATAAAGATGCCGATACAAACGGTGACGGCAAACTTAGTACCCGTGAGAAGGAGATCGGCAAGGCAGTCCAACGCAATGTAGACACCGAAATTACTGACGATGAAAAAGTGCAGATGTCCCACGGTGGTATGGCTACTTATGGGTCATCTTGCGGGTGCGGGGCCATGTCAGAAGAAGACTGCATGTGTGGTATGATGGACGGCCTCATGGGCTATGACGGCGTATCAGGTAATCCCATCCCAGTAGGCTCCAACGCAGAAAATGTACGAGATGACATAGACGCTAAGTTATCCACTGACGAGTACGTCCTGCCAGCGCATGTCGTGAAATGGCACGGCCTCAAGCACATCCAAATGATGCAGAGTGAAGCGGAGATGGGTCTGATGTCCATGCAGATGGACGGCCTTATTCAACATGTCGAAGAGAAATCCGATAGCAAAGGCTCTAAGGACAGCGAAGTTCCGTCCGAGAGTAATTCCAAACAAAAAGGTGCCAAAGCGAAAGCCGAAGCATCCGAAGAAATTTACTCCGGAGAAGGAGTAGATGTAGAGGTCGCTACCATAGAGGTGGACGATAAACTTGATGACGAGGAAGATACCAAGGAGTTGAAACCGAAGACATCTAAACTGCCTAGTATGCGTAAGGGAAATACCTTCGCATTTAGGGTTTAACTTGGATACCCAGCATAGCTGGACCCAGATGAGGTACTAATGAGTAAGTATAAACGCGCAGCCGATGAAGATAATGAATTGTCATATTCACAAGAAGTGGCACAAGTTTCTGCAGAACCTCAGCTAGATGCTGAAGAGGAAAGTTACAAGAAACGATATCAGGATATTCAGCGACATATCCAGACTGTCAGAAATCAGGCCGATGAAAAAGTCCAGACCATGCAACAGCAACTGGAGCAGGCTACTAGAAAGCAGATTAAATTCCCAAAAACAGATGAAGAAGTAGAGGCTTGGGCTTCTAAATATCCTGACGTTGCTAAAATTGTTGATACGATTGCGCACAAACGTGCCAATGAAGTTCTTGCTCAAGGTGAAAAGCGTCTTGAAAAAGTAGAGCAGTTTGAACGGCAGGTACAGAAACAGGGCGCAGAACAGCAGCTAATGCAAATGCATCCGGATTTCTCAAGCATTCGTCAGGATAAGAAATTCCACGATTGGGTAGCCTTGCAGCCCCAAGCCATTCAAGACAGCGTGTATAAGAATAATACAGACGCTACATGGGCTTCTAGAACTATCGATCTGTACAAAGCCGACACAGGTAACAAGAGCAGTTCCCGTACAGCCGCACAATCTGTAGGCCGTACATCTAAATCATCACCGGCATCCACAGATCGTGCTACCTTCTCTGAGAGCGCAGTCGATAGAATGTCTTCTCAGGAATACGCCGATAATGAGGTAGCCATTATGGAAGCCATAAAATCCGGTAAGTTTTCCTATGATATGTCGGGAAGTGCGAGATAATAAAATAAAATGCTATTTGCTACTTGACTAAAATGCCACTTAGCTATAGCCTGCGGCTGCGCCCTTGGGGGTGCAGTATATAGTATTTAACTATTGCAATACTTATCTCACTGTGGTATAATGATTACATTGAGATAACAAAGCGTAGGACACTCCTAAGCAGAATACGGCTTATAGAAGTATACCCCGCGCTAATCTTCCAGATAATAAAAAACCTATGTCCACCAGATAGATGAGAACCATACTTGTATGATACTCTCATTCTAACTGCTACTATCGTTTTAATTGTCTGATCTAGCTGTCTTTGTGTCCATTACTTGAGAATGATTATCATTCACAAAAGTATTAATGACCAGAGATTTTCTTAAAGCCATTTCATTCAGGAGAAATAATAATGGCATTCCAATCCGCAACAGGACATGGCAACCTGCCCAATGGCGCGTTCAGTTCCGTAATTTATAGCAAAAAAACCCAACTTGCGTTTAGAAAGGCCACTGTAGTAGGTGACATTTCCAACACTGATTATTTTGGCGAGATCAATGCCCAAGGTGATACAGTGCGCATCGTTAAAGAGCCTGAGATTTCAGTCAGTGCGTATGCCCGTGGCACCACGATTCAACCACAAGATTTAGACGATGAAGACTTTTCTCTGGTTGTAAATAAGGCAAACTATTTCGCCTTTAAGATGGATGATATTGAAAGCGCACACTCGCATATCAATTTCATGGATTTAGCTACGGATCGTGCAGCTTATCGTTTGGCTGACCAATTTGATCAAGACGTTCTTGGTTATCTCTGTGGCTTCAAACAGTCCGCTCTTCATGGTGTAGCCGATACAGCAAATACCACAGCCCGTGGTGATAAGGCTGTTGCCACTGCTGGCTCTGACGAGTTGCTCACCAGCATGAAACTTCGGAAAGATAGCTTCGGTAACATTACAGGTTCACCGGGAGATCATTCCATTCCACTGGCAGCACGTTTGCCCGGTGCTACTACATTGCCAACAGCTACAGTATCGCCAGCAATGGTTGTCGCTCGTATGAAACGTCTGATGGATCAGCAGCAAGTTGATAGCCAGAATAGATGGCTTTGTTGCGATCCGGTGTTTATGGAACTCCTCGCAGACGAGGATTCACGCTTCATGAATGCAGACTACGGCGAGTCTGGTGGACTACGCAACGGACTGACCTTGAAGAACTTCCACGGCTTCCGTGTATATACTTCAAGTAATCTTCCAGCGGTAGGGACGGGTTCCGGTACAACTGGTACTGCCAATCAAAATACCAACTATGGCATTATCGTAGCGGGTCACAACTCGGCGGTTGCTACTGCAGAAACCATTTCGAAAACTGAGACTTACCGTGATCCAGACTCATTTTCGGACATCGTGCGCGGGATGCAAGTCTACGGTTCGAAGATACTTCGTCCCGAAGCACTCGTAACCGCCAAATACAACGCCGCTTAAAGGAGGACTGATAAATGGCACTTGGTGATAACACACTGCAAGCGGCTCGTGGCAACACGCAACGAGGTCGCGCTCCTCATATGGTACAGACTGTACTCAATCTGGCAACTGCTTTGTCTGACAAAGGTTCTGCTCTTGCAGCATCTGATGTCATTCCAGTAATTGCTGTCCCTAAAGGGAACATGGTTCTTAACGCAGGTATCGAAGTAGATACTGCTAGTGATGGTTCTACCTTCACTGTGGACCTTGGTATGGTTGACGCTGATGTATTTGTAGATGGATTTGATGCTACTTCAGCCGCTGCTGTTGTTGCACAAAATCCTGCAGCATATCAGCCAGTAATGGCTGTTGCAGATGACAACATTGACCTGACTATTGCTACACTTTCTGGTGGTGCAGTTACTACAGGCAAGTTGCGTATTTGGGCAGTTATGATGGACTGTACTGATATGGGTCACGACATGACTGCGTCACTCGCTGACCGCGACTACCTAGCATAAACACTTTGGGGCTGGCTTTACCGCTGGCCCCATTGCCATTTCTGAAAGTCTGACATGCCCAGCACATATATATCTTTATGCAATCAGGTTCTGCGTAGACTTAACGAAGTAGAAATTGTTGAGGCTGAATTTGGTACTTGTCGAGGTGTACAAGCCTTGGTCAAGGATGCTGTAATCACAGCACAAGCCAAGATTAATCAGGCTGAGTTTGAATGGCCTTTTAACGCCTCTGAGGAAACCGACACTCTAAGCGTTGGCGTCGAAGAATACGTCTGGCCCACTTATTATAAATCTACCGATTGGAATAGTTTCCAAATCCAAAAATCCGATAGTTTAGGTGTAAATTTTACAACCCTAAAATATATGGATCGTGATGAGTATTATCAAAACCATCGTGATCTTGATCAGAATGCTGGCAGTGATGGTCGAGGCGTACCATTGTACGTTTTCCCTAGTCACGGCAATGGCTACGGCATTACTCCCTCCCCTGACAAAGCCTATGTCATAAAATTTCGGTATTACTTGAACTACGCTGTAATTACCAATGCCACTGATGAAACCCGCATACCAGACAGTTTTGACTCGGTTCTGGTAGATGGTGCTTTGTACCAAATGTACATGTTCAAGGACAACGTCGAGATGGCGCAAGCAGCGTTTATGGCCTTTGAAAAAGGGGTTAAAGACCTACAGACCCTATATATAAATAACTACGAATATATTCGTGATACACGGGTTAAATTCTGATGCCTGATGAGATTCAGTCATATAAACTGATTTGCTCTGGCGGGTTAAATTCCAACGAAAATCACCTAGATTTATCAGAGAATTTCCCCGGCGAAGCTACTCGTCTGGTGAACTATGAGCCGTCACTTTTTGGCGGCTATCGTCGTATTGAAGGCTTCTCAAAATACGATACGGACTATGGCGAAGTTACCGTAGCTGGCAGTACAACGGGCCAAGGTAAAGTGCTTGGCATTGCTATTTTCAAAAACGATGTCACAGGTGCTAACACGATTATTGCCGCCCGACAGGACGCAGGGGCAACCACTTATTCATTTTATTATTACACTGCCTTTATAGGTTGGAGAAAATTTACCCTCGACCATTCAGTGACTAGGCCGATGAGTGCCAGTGGTCTGACAGTGGATAAACTCCGACACGTCCAGTTTAATTTTGGCAGCGGCAATACGATTATTTTTGTGGATGGCGTGAACCCAGCAATTGCTTACAATGGCACAAACTGGAAAGAAATTAAATCATCTCATTCTGGTGGCTATCACGCATCGAATAATACTGCTGGGGGCAATCAAGCGTTAGATCGGCCTTCTTTGGTAGATGTGTTTGAAAATCATGTATTTTTATCAGGTAACGCAGCTAATCGACCTACCATAGCCCACTCTGCGCCAAAGGATGGATATACGTGGACCTCTGCAGCGGGTGGTGGGCAGATATCCTCTGGTTTTGATGTTATCCAGATCAAGCCGTTTAGAGATAATCTGTTCGTATTTGGCGGCAACGCAATTAAGAAAATTACTGTAAATTCCTCTGCTGATTTTGCCCTAGAGCAAGTTACTGCCAATGTTGGCTGTGTGTCTCCAGATAGTGTGCAAGAAATTGGCGGCGATCTGATGTTTTTAGCACCGGACGGTCTGCGCCCAGTATCTGGCACCAGCCGAATTGGTGACATTGAATTAGGTTCGATTAGCAAAAAGATACAGGCTACTCTCGTTGATCTTATCCAGAACGAAGATATGTCTACGCTTAATGGCGTGGTCATCAGAAGCAAATCCCAAGTCCGATATTTTATCGGCGGTAGTTCCACAGCCGTTGGCGATAGTATTGGCATTATCGGCGGTCTTACTGAAAACTCTGGCACTCTGAAGTGGGAATTTGCTGAGATGCTTGGCATCAGGGCATCATGCTGCACCTCGGAATATATTGGTGCATCAGAATTTGTTTTACATGGCGATCATGATGGCAACGTGTACCAGCAGGAGTCAGGCACCAGTTTTAACGGGGCTGATATTATATCCGTTTATGCAACGCCGTATTTAGATTTTGGCGAGACAGAACAACGAAAAGTGATGCGTAAAATTAATACGTTTGTACGGGCCGAAGGTCCAATGGAACTGTCATTAGCCCTAACATACGATTGGGGCGATTACACCGCCGCTGCACCTAATGATTACACCCCCGCATCATTGGGTGGGCCAGCGGTCTATCGTGGTCGAGGCATCACGTATAATGGCGCAAACGTCCTGTATGGCGGTGCAAGCAAGCCGATTATGGTGACCGATGTGCAAGGTAGCGGCTTTGCGGTTCGGGCCACCTATGTGGCTATTGGACAGACCCAACCACACACTATCCAAGGCATTGTTGTTGAATTTAGCCTTGCAGGGAGAAGATAAACTATGGCTGGCTACACAAGACAATCTGCGTCATCGATTATTAACGGGTCTGATATTACAGCCCCGCCCTTGAATGCGGAATTTAATAAAGTCGTTGATACTTTTAATAATACTACAGGCCACAAGCATGATGGTACGGCTGCGGAAGGTCCGGTCATTGGATTGATTGGCGATCCCGGTGTTGCAGCCCCACTAAACAAAGTTGTGGTTGATAATACAAACAATCGTATTGGCGTCTTTGTAGACGCATCTGGTGCTGGATCGACTGTTGAGCAAGTCAGAATCCAAGACGGTGCTATCGTGCCTGTCACCGATAATGACATCGATCTGGGATCATCCTCGGTAGAATTTAAAGACCTGTATTTAGATGGCACAGCCCATGTCGATACACTGGATGTCGATGCCAATGCGACTGTTGCGGGTACTTTTGGAGTAACTGGGAATAGCACTCTGTCTGGTAATCTGGTGGTCACTGGAAATACTACTCTAGGCAATGCTGCCTCTGACACGGTGACTGTTACCGCTGACGTAGCCTCGCCTCTTATTCCCTCTGCCGATGATACATACGACCTCGGAGCCTCTGGCTCAGAATGGCGTAATCTATATGTAGATGGCACTGCGAATATCGATGCGCTTGTAGCCGATACTGCAGACATAAATGGGGGATCAGTTGATGGAGCAGTTATCGGAGCCGCTTCAGCGGCTGCAGGTACATTTACTGATTTAACTGCTACCGGAACCTTCGCCCCGTCAACGGTAGACATCAATGCTGGAGCAATTGATGGTACAGTTATCGGCGCTAATTCTGCAGCGGCGATCACTGGTACAACCATCACAGGATCGTCTTTGGTGGGAGATGTCACGGGTAATGCTGATACTGCCACCGCTCTAGCAACTGCCAGAACAATCGGCGGGGTTAGTTTTGACGGTACTGGCAACATAAATCTAGCGGGAGTAAATACCGCTGGTAATCAGGATACGTCTGGAAATGCAGCCACGGCAACTGCTCTAGCCACGGCAAGGACCATTGGCGGGGTAAGTTTCGACGGCTCTGCAAATATTGATCTAGCTGGTGTGAATGCCACTGGTAACCAAGACACGTCTGGTAATGCGGCTACAGCTACCGCTCTTGAAACCGCCAGAACAATTGCGGGGCAATCGTTTAATGGAACTGGCAATATTACAATCGCTGCCACAGATTTGTCGGATACAGACCAAAGTCTAGCCACAGGCGATACCGTACAGTTTGCCCAAGTAACGACTACAGGCAATGCTATTGTTGGCGGTAATCTAACGGTAAACGGCACCACTACCACTGTCGATACAACCAACATGGTTGTGTCTGATGCGCTTATTGAGTTGGGTTCTGGCACTACTGGGACACCGTCTAACGATGCTGGTCTGGTCATTGAACGTGGCGATTCGGCTAATGCATTTATTGGCTATGATGAGAGTGCTGATAAATTTAAGGTTGGTACAGGCACATTCACAGGTGCTTCCACTGGTAACCTGTCTATCACAACAGGTACTTTAGTTGCCAATGTTGAGGGCGCAGTCACAGGTAACGCTTCCACAGCCACGGCTTTAGCAACTGCCCGTAATATTGCTGGTCAATCTTTCGATGGTACTGGCAACATCAGCATTGCTCCAACGGATTTAACTGGGGTTAATAGCACCGCTGCTGAACTTAATATTATGGATGGCGATACTTCTGCATCCAGCACAACTCTTGCAGATGCTGATCGTGTAGTGGTCAATGATGCTGGAACCATGAAGCAGGTCGCATTGAGCGATTTTGAAACGTACATGGAGACTAGCCTAGACACACTTTCCAATGTGACCACAGTCGGTGCATTGAATGCGGGTTCGATCACATCAGGCTTCGGTGCAATAGACAACGGCTCCAGCGCAATCACTACAACTGGCACAATTAACTTTGGCTCACTAGCAGATGGCTCTATTACTATTACAGGCTTTGTAGATGAAGATGATATGTCATCTAATTCTGCTACTCTTATTCCTACTCAACAGTCCGTTGAGGCACGTATTCAAGCAGTTAATGGTACAGCCAATAACGTAACTGGCCTTAATGCTTCTGGAGCAGAGATTAACACAGTAGCAGACCCTGATACGTCTATTGGAACTACAGCCGTAGCTGGTGGCGATGGGATCGTTACGCAGGACACATCTGGCAATGTGATGCTCCAGACTACTGTCGATACGTTTGATACCTATCTGTCGCAGACCACCAAGACGCTTACCAATAAGACACTGACCAGCCCAGTAGTCACGGGAATGCATCTGAATGACTCAGGCTTTACCGTTGAAGGCTCTGGTGCAGATGGCAATGAGACTACGGTAGCATTCACTAACCCGACTGCCGATAGAACAATTACTCTGCCCGATGCTACAGGTAATCTGGCTGTATTTACTACGGCTCCTACGGCTGCTATTTCGGATGGTTCATCAGGACAGTTTTTGACAACTAATGGCTCTGGTGCGTTAAGTTTTGCTGATGCTGGTGGTGGTGCTTTTGCCTATACACGTGCAGCTAAAACGGCAGACTATACAATTGTTGCAGGTGATCTAGGTAAAATTATTGATGTTACTGCAAATGATGTAACCCTTACACTTACAGCAGCAGCTACATTAGGCGATGGTTTTTATGTGCATATTACGAATACTGCAACTGACGCCACCCATGAAATTACAATAGCAACAAATGGCTCTGAAACTATTGATGGTATGCAGTCTAGAACAGTAAGACTAAATGAAGGCGTCCAACTAGTTTGTGATGGTAGCAACTTTTTTTCTTTAAGAGGTGAAATAAACGGTCTATCAACAAATTTTTCAGAACAAAGCCATTATTTAAATCAACCTAGGGCTTCGGGAACTAACGCTTTAGCACTAGGGTATCAAACTGTAGCGTCAGGAAATTTTACTACGGCTATAGGGTATCAGGCGGTTGCTTCTGGAACAAGTTCAGACGCATTTGGTAGTAGTGCTTATGCAACCGCTGATTATTCTCTGGCTCTTGGGGCGGGTCATGCAACTGGATATGAAAGTGTAGCAATAGGTGGATCATCTACGGCGGCACTTTCCTCTGGTCAGGACAGCATTGCCATAGGCAATAATGCGGTTGCTTCTGGAAACGGATCAAAAGCCATAGGTTCTAATGCTAAAGCAACAGGTATACAATCCACTGTTATAAACACTGGGAGCGCTACCACAACGGCTAGTAACTATGGTGCAGTATGTATTGGCTCTGGGATCAAATCTGCTCAGATCGGAAAGTACGCTTTTGGTTGGAAACCCTTTGCATTAGAGGGTGATTGCCAAGGCGGTATGATGATACTTAAATGTGCCACCACAGATGCTACCCCTACCGCTATGTTTACTGGTACAAACGGGGTTACTTCTGATGCCCAACTTGTAGCAGCATCTGACACCTGTATTACCTTTCACGGCACTGTAGTCGCAATGCAGAACGGGGCGCAAGCCTATGCTGGTTGGGAGATCAAAGGCATGTTGGTCAACGATGGCGGCACTACAACATTAGCCCTTGGAAACGTGTCTGATATGGCAGCTACAAATGCCTCTAGCTGGGCAGTAGCACTCAGTGCTGATAACACGTACAATGCTTTAAAGATACAAGTTACAGGTGAGGCTAGTCATAACATTAGGTGGGTAGCTAACGTACATACTTCGGAGGTCACATACGCTTAAATGGGTCAGATAGAAATTAATCATACAGGGTCTGGTGGGGGTGTTGTCCTTAGTAGTGATGGCACTGATCTACTGTTAGGTGGTAGTGCTATTGGTGGTGGTGGTGGTGGTGCTTCTGCTTATACCATTGATACAAAAACTGATAACTACACTGCTGTTGCCGGTGATTTAGGTAAACTTATCCACTTTACATCAATATCAGCAGATAAAACACTTACATTAACTGCCGCTGCAACTTTGGGTGCAGGATGGTTTTGCTATGTTCGTTATTCTGCAATTGCAAGTGGACCAGCAGGTTATGCTTATAAAGTTATTATTGACCCAAACGGATCAGAAACAATAGATGGTGAAGCAACAAGGAATATGAAGGGCGGTCAAACTTTTCAAATCTTATGTGACGGTTCTAACTTCCATATTTTATCTTCCGATGAAAGCAGGGCTTTTTCTCACAACGTCTTCTATGGTGGTGTTGGAACTTATGGTCAACCTCTTGCTCAACCAGAAGCTTCGGGGGCGTATGCTATTGCTTTAGGTGGTGCAGCATTATCTAGTGGAACTGGGTCTGTAGCCCTTGGGTATGACTCGAAATCTACTGGTAGTAATTCATTTGCAGGGCCAAAATCAACAGCCACAGGGCAGTACAGTGTTAGTCTTGGAAATGGTTCTCCTGCGGGGAATTACAATGGGGCAAGGGGTGCTGGTTCTATTGCTATTGGTCAAACAGTTTCAAATGCATCAGGAAGTCTTGCGATTGGACAATACGCTAATGCTACAGGCGCAAATGCTTCAGCTATAGGCCATTCTCTTGCTTCAGGATCACACTCCTTTGCCGCTGGTATAACATCTAATTCCTCAAGCTACGGCGCTACTGGTGCTAACTCTGTGGCTATTGGGAATCAGGCAAAGGCCACAGGCGAACATTCAATAGCACTGGGCAAGCTAAATATTGCTTCCAATCACTGGGCTTTTGTGGGTGGCTACGAAAATACAGGTTCAGGAGCATACTCGGCAACCCTTGGATCGGGGAACACAAACTCTGGGGCAGCAAATTTCTGTGTAGGCTACGGAAGTACGGCTGACGGAGACTATGGTGCTGCTATCGGGCGAACGGTAAGCCAACGTGACCAGAACCACACTTTAGCCTTTGGACTAGCTGGTCAACCTTGGACATCAGGTTCTACGCCCGATGGCGCATCTCAAACTCGCATCACAGGTTATGCAAAACAAACTGCTGATGCCTCGCCATTACCAATGAATGGCTACACTAGCAATCATTCGGTCAATGCAAATAACAGTTTTACTTTACCCAACAACGCAGCGGCAACATTTAGTCTGACCGTAATCGCTAATGTTACAGGCGGTGGGAACAGCAAAGCGTGGAAATTGGAAGGGGCGGTTAAAAGAGGTGCGTCTGCCTCTGCAACGGCATTAATCGGCAGTGTTATCAAAACCACAGTAGCCGAAGATAGCGGAGCGGCAAACTGGGACGTATCAATCGCCGCAAATACTACAATTGGCGGGTTGGTTATCACATGCACAGGTCAAGCCAGCACAAGCATACGCTGGGTGGGTCGCATGGACTCAACCGAGGTCACATATTGAGGATAGTTGAATGGGCGTTATAAATACTGATCACACAGGCTCTGGTGGAGCAATTACGTTATCATCTGATGGGACTAATCTTTTACTAGGTGGTAGTGCAGTAGGTGGTGGTGGTGGTGGTGCTGACTTATATGCTGCAAATGAAAGCAGTCCTGCAGGACAACCTTCAGCTACTGGTGCCAATGCTGTAGCCATAGGTGATAGTGCTACGGCTTCTGGTGCAGATACCTTTGCTATCGGTGAGTTAGCTATTGCTAGTGGTATAAGTGCGCTTGCACTAGGAAAATCCAGAGCCGCTGGTAATTGGTCAATAGCGATAGGCGTAGACAGTAATGCCGCTCACGTGGGAGCAATGTCTCAATATTCTATAGCTATTGGTCCTAGTACTAAGGCAGGTGCGCAGGGTACAAGCACAAGCAAATCTGTAGCATTGGGTAATGAGGCTAAAGCAGAGGGTCAGGATAGTACCGCTTTGGGTGCTGGGGCAGAAGCATCAGGAAGTAATTCTATTTCTATTGCAGGTGGGACCACTGATTCTGCTGCAACAGGGGGTTCCTCTGTTGGCATAGGCAAAGGGAAAAGTACGGGTCAGGGTTCTGTAAACATTTCCGGTAGCGACGCTAGTTACAATGCTCAAGCCAGCGGAATTGTTCTAGGAAAGGCTAATATCCCTAGCGGGGGCAGTAAAGGGTTTTCTGTACAAATTGATTCTCACACTAACACCTATGGAGGTACTGGTTCTAACAGTATTGCTCTGGGTTATCAAAACAGAGCTAGTGGTAGTAAGTCTGTAGCAATTGGGTCTTCAAACCAAGCCACAAATAGTTTTGCTACTGCAATCGGTACAGGTAACTACGCTACTCATTACGCATCTGTTGCACTGGGGCGAAATAACCAATCCTATGCTGGCTACGCTGTATGTCTGGGTAACGATAACGCCGTAAACCAATCTAAAGGTTTCGCTTCGGGTGAAAAAGCAAAGGCAAGGACAATAGGCCAGTTTGCCCGTGCATCAGGCGGACAAGGCAGTGCGGGTGAGATGCAAACTAGTTGGTTTACTTTAAACTGCACCACTAGTGATGCAACAACCAGAATTATGGGTGCAGAAAATGGATCAAACGGCTCATTGTCTACTGATCAAGTTTTCTTGGTGGATGACTCTGCATTGTCTTTTATTGGTACGGTTGTAGCCTGTGGCCCTGATGGTACAAAAACTGGTGGTTGGGAAATTAAAGGGCATCTAAAAAATGCCGCAGGTACAACAACATTACCCGCAAGTACTGTTACAGCATTATACAATCCTAACAATTGGGCGGTAGCCCTCACTGCCCATGATGCACATAATTCACTCAGAGTTTCTGTTACAGGAGAAGCCTCTTTATCAATTTGGTGGTCTGCTCAGATTATGTCATCTGAAGTGGTAAACAACTAAGTCACATACGCTTAAAAGGAGCAAAATAAAATGGCTATTACTAACAATATTACTACAGAAAATTCACAGTACGGTATTGCATTTAACGGTGCTTACTATCGGATTGCTACTACAGCAGTCAGTCGGCAACGGGGTACTGATCCAAAGTTCAGCGTCATGATTGACCTGTCGGGCTATGCGGCAACTCCTGATGATGACACCCGTGAGGTGGATTTCAAACGGTATGATGCACCACTAGACGCAGTAGAAGCAGCATCTGGTGCTACATTTCTAGCAAAATGTTACGCTTGGGTTATGGCCCAAAGCGATATGGACGGAAGTTCAGCAGCGTAGTAATATTTAGTTAAGTGCTTGTATTATAAATAGCAAAGTGCTATTATGCACTATCAAACAAATCAGGAATTTATATGTCACTGCACCTACTTAGTGCAGAGGAAATCCTAACTTACTGGCCTAACATCTCACCACATATTGATGCCGCACTTGAGCATTCTGCTGGCGAGATAACCACATTTCAAACCTTCCAACAGGCGATGCTCGGACAAATACATGTCTGGGCATATGTGGATCAGGACAAGATAACCTCTGCTTTTGCTACCCGCTTCTTAATCTTCGACAACATCAAATGTCTGCAAATAATGGCTTGCGGTGGGTCTGTCGCAGATTGGGAAGTAACACAACCTGTGCATTCAATCTTTGAGCAATTTGCCAAGGACAATGAATGCCAAAATATCCAAATCTGGGGCCGCAAAGGGTGGGTCAAGAGGATGGAAAAAGTAACCAGCGAGAGCGGCAAAAAGTATGAGCCTCTCTATACCGTAATATCGATGGAGATTTGAAATGACCTTGATTAACCCGTTTGGCATAAGCCGTTATCTACAGCCTCGCCGTGCGGGTATGATTGCCTATAAAGGTGGCGGTGGATCAACAACAAACGTCACAGAAACAGGTCTGGGAGACACACAGTTTCAGACGCTACAAACTAATCAGAGTGATATTCGTGGAGATATCACGGGTCTAGGCACTGATGTTCAAACCTACGGAGATGCTCTCAAAACGGGGCAATCAGGAATAACCAATCTAATTGGTAGTGCGGCTTCAACGGATGATGAAGGTTTAGTTACTCCTGCCACTGGACTGTACGGGAAATTTAGCGATCAGTATAATTATCTCACTGGGTTATCTGACCGCATGAATACGGGTTTCACAGACCTCTCTGGCAATGTGAATACTCAGCAGTCATCTTTGGCTGCAGGACAGGCCGGACTAGCTGCAGGGCAGTCGGGATTAGTCACAAGTTTAGAAGGGCTACAGTCAGGACAAAATACCGGTTTTAGTAACATGGGAACCCGTTTTGACACTGTAGATGCTGCAAATACAAACATGCAGACCAGCGTAGATGAAGGTTTTCAAGACTCATCCAACGCATTAGCAGCGGCTAACTCTGCAATGAATACAGGTTTTTCAGATGCGGAAGCCTCTAGAGATGCCGGATTTAATAATGCTTCTACTGCAATGGAAGCAGGTTTTACCGAAGCTGGTGATGATCGTGCTACTAACCAAAGTAACGTACTTGCCGGACAGCAGGGTATCAATACTGCATTAGGCACTATGAGTGATACGGCAGATGCCTATGCCTCTCAGTCCTTGGAAAACCAAGCCGGTATCCAATCTGGTCAGGATGGCTTTGTGAGTAATTTCGATGACTATGTTGATCGTTATACTGATGACGTAAATCTGGCTAATCAATTCCGGACTGATTTGGAAGAAGCCCAGACTAATGCCTTTCAAGGTCTACGTGAGGATGTTGGTAACTTTGCTCAAGCAGCATCTACTGCTAATACTGGTACTCAGACTGCTGTTGACCAGCTTAATCGCGCAGTTACAGGCGGGTTTCAAGATGCTTCTACCGATGATCAAATTGCGAAAAGACAACAGACTAATGATCTTAATAACATTCGTGATCTTCTGCAAACTACCGGTCAATCTTTGGATGCTACCACCCGTGATCAATATCAAAAACTTGCTGACGCATTTGACCAGCAAGGTAATCTGATTACGCAAGGGATCGATGATCAGGGGAATACTCTAAGACGAGAACTAGATGCCCAAGGTGCGGTGATAGAAACCCGCTTTGATCAGTCTGGTAATCAAATAGGCCAATTCCGCATGGATGTTGGAGCAATGATTACTACTGCCAATGCTGCAGTATCTGGTCAAATTTCTGACGTAGGTTCTGCAACTCAAGCACGTTTTGATATTCAGACCGGTACAATGAACGACCAAGGTAAGTCTCTTCTAACTTTGGCTAGTCAGAATAATTCTCTGGATCAGACTGTCCGAAATGAATTTATGAATGTGGCTTCTGCTTTTGATGATACGGGTAATCTAATAGGCCGTTCTACCGACAACATGGGCAATACGATACAGCGTCAAATAGATCAAACTGGTAACTTAATTACTACTAATTTCGATCAGACCGGCGGTTTAATTAATCAGTCTAGTTCTAATATCTCGCAGCTTATACGTGATGCCAATACTTCAATGTCATCCGGTCAGACGAACTTGCTTTCAGAGGTAGGTTCTCTAGGTGCAAATATTGATCAGACCCGTACCGGCCTCATGTCTGAAACTGGGGATATTCGTAGTCAGATCACATCAGGATTTAACGCCAATGATCAGACCATGAATACTCAAGTACGAGACATGGCGAGAATGGCTTCTACAATCCAAGACCTCGACATGAACAGACGGGAAGACCTGTCGGAATTATCCGATGCGTTTGATGATCAGGGCCGATTAATACGGTCCACAGTTGCGGAAAATGGCGTGACTACCGCCCGTGCCATAGATCAAAATGGTAATCTTATGCTCAGAGCCTTTGATGCCACTGGAAATCAACTGGGCAACAAAGTCGTGGATATTAACCAACAGTTAACCTTCCTTGGCAATTACGGATATTTGCCGGGGGCTAACGTAAGTATGGGCAATCTAAGCCCTGCAGTTAACACAAATAATGGAGGGTTCATGTCTCCATTTACACAAACAAGGTGATGTATGCATCCTAAAGAAACTTCAGCCTCTGGGCTTAACCTTATTAAGAAATTCGAAGGCTTACACAGAGTACAGCCTGACGGCATGGTATCGGCATATCGCTGCCCAGCGGGAGTTTGGACTTGCGGATTTGGCTCAACCTATGGCGTTAAGAGTGGGACTAAGTGGACAACTCAAGAGTGTGAGGATCGTCTGAGTATAGACGTAAAGAAGTTTGAAGATGCCGTAAAACGCAAAGTAAACGTGCCTCTCAGCCAAGGGCAGTTTGATGCTCTGGTATCATGGACGTACAACTTGGGCGAAGGTAATCTCGCCGCCTCTACTATGCTGAAGAAGATTAACAAAGGCCAATACGAGGACGTTCCATCTGAGATGATGAAATGGAATAAGGCGCGGGTTAAAGGCGTCTTACAGCCGCTTGCAGGCCTAACCAGACGCCGTGCTGCAGAGGCTTCTATCTTCAGTATGGATGCTGCATTACCCAGTGATGAGCGCGGCCCTGAGATGCCGCAAAAGGTTACTGCAGACGCACCTAAGAAACTTACCAAGTCTAAGACTATGGCGGGTGTAGGCGTGGCCGGTACTGCGACTATGCTGGGCGAATTAACACCGCAATTGAAGATGCTGGTTCCTTATGCCGACAGCATGAAAACCATCTTCTTGGTGGTGGCAATAGCAGGCATTGCACTGGCAGCATATGCAAGGGTGAAGGACCATAAAGAAGGCGTCCATTAGTGTTCGTTTTTGGAAAAATAAAGACCTACATTATTGCGGCTTTGGCTATGGCTATCCCTATTATTTACATCATGGGACGGGTTACCGGAGCCTCTAAGGAAAAGAATAAAGTGCTGCAGGATGATCTGCAGGCAGAGAAGAAGAATACCGACTTCTACAAGGCAATGGCAGAACATGAAGAAGATAATATTACTGACAGGAATGGTCTTACTGACCGGCTGCGCGGGAACGGTCTATAGGACCGATCTGGAAGTCTACTGTCCACCGATGAAAACCTATTCAGATGAATACAATGCAAAACTGGCTGGCGAGTTAGACGCCCTGCCCAGCGAAAATACTGCCATCGATACTGCAATTACTGACTACGTTGCTCTGCGTGACCGGATTAGAGCCTGTGTAAGTGAAAGGGAGAATTTATAATGGGTTGGTGGAGCGACAACATAGGCGATGGAAATAGTTT